ACGTCTGCTTGTGCACGGGTATCCCCACGAGCAAGTCTTGCACGAGCGTCTTCTAGTTCTCTCATCAAAATGCGCTGACGCTCTTGATCTCTTTGTGCTTGCACGCTAGGGGGGATCTGCCATTCGCTCTTAACGTACCCTTGATCTTTGAACCGAGCAACACCGCCTTCTGCGTAGCCTTCGACTTCGCCGCCATCATCAAACGCAACGATGCCACCACCTGCATACTCACCCACATCACCAGCGGGTATATTGAGCAACCCGCCATCAGCGGCGGTCATCACGGGTGGAGAAGCCGTAGGGGCCGGAGAAGGGCCAACTTGTGAGGGTTGACTTTGCGGACCAACCGCTACGGTAGGCAGTCCAAGAACTTCTTGTGCAACGGTAGTTTGCGGGGGCTTAGCGTTCTGCTGCTCGATACGCTGGATCATCATGCCAGCCATCATCGCTTTTTGCGGGTCGAGCAAACCTAACTGCACCATACGCCCAAGGGCGGCTTTGGAGTACTTCGTTGCCAGATATTGAATTTCTTGGATCTGTCTTTGCATGATTTACCCCTGCGCCAATTTATTTGCCGCAACACTAGCAAGTCCACCCGGCACTGAACCGCCTTCTTTACCCTTTAACATTTGACTTAACCCATAACCAGTCAAGCCAATACCGCCTAGTTGTGCCAAAGCGGAAGGTGGTGCTTGATACATCTGATATGAAGTTTGCGACAACGGACCGCCACGCAGAATGTCGGACATGAACGACAACTGCTGTTGCTGATAGCCGCGCTGGTTGAGGAAGTCTTGATAAGCCTGATCCAACGCCATCTGGTCTCGGGCAGTCATCTGCGCACCTGCTTTTGCTTGTGCTTCGGCTGTTGCGGCTTGCTGACCAAACTGTTGCTGACCTAACTGACCTAATTGTCCCGCCGCAGCAAGCTGTTGCTGAATACCCTGCATACCGTAACCGGCACCAAACTGACGTGATTGCTCGGCGGCGCGTTGTGCATCCATAAACGCTTGTTGATTAGCCAACTGCGCTTGCATACCTGTTTGAGCACCCAACTGCTGAATGCCAAGCAGTGCCGACAGGTTTTGACCGCCCGCAGTAAGTCCTGCTTGTTGGTTAGCCAACTGCGCACGTAGGCGAGCTTCCTGCTCTGCGTTAAATTGTTGTGTAGCTTGTTGATAGGCAGACTGCCCGCCACGCGCTTGAATATCGCCCAACTGCTGTGCCAAATTACGCTGACGCTCTGCTTCAATCAGTGCAGACCTTGAACCGCCAAATGCACCTCGTTGTGCTGCTTGGGCTTGCTGTTGCTGCCCCATGATGTCAGAGGAGCGCATAGCCTCACGCTTTTCAACATCTGTTACCGCTTGCTGATATGGCGACATGAACGCACCTGCCATACCCGGACGAGTAAAACTCTGTGTACGGACGCTTTCGGGAGCACCTAGCTGATACTGTTGTAGCTGTGGGGCATTAACGCCCATAGCCGTAAAGGAACTGGGTTGATAACTTGATGTCCCAGCACGAAGCCCGGCAAGTCCTGCCATCTGTGTGCCAATACCGATTTGCTGTGCAGGCCCAAGGTTAGCGACGTTCTGTTGTGACTGCTGCTGTAACGGGCTAAACTCGGCTACACGCTGACCGCCATATGCTTGATAGGGAGAACTTGTCAGCGCCTCAGCTTTACCCAGCATGCGCTCGACGTACGGTTTGGCGTACTCAGGAATCGTCGTGGTGACGTTGGTAGTGTTCGTGGGCTGCGGCGGAGGACTGCCACCACCATGCAGCTTAATTTTGCCACCTTCTTTTTTGAACGCATCGGCAGGCAGGTCAGGTATGCCTAGCAGCGCCATCGAACGGTCATTAAATCTCATAGTTTTGCTCCCGCAACTCGGTACTTTTCTTTCAGTCCGAACCTCTGCCAAAGCCGAGTGGCAGACTCCCGCGATGCGCACTCAATATAGGTGGCACCAAACGCTTTTAGTAAGTCCGTGAACTGCGCGTAGGTCTCATGACCCGTAATTAACTTACCGCCCATTGTGACAACAAACGCTACGCGATCTGAAGGCCGATTATAAAACTGCACTGTCGCAGCCCCAACAACATCACCTTCATCGTCTACTGCAACAAACAACGTCCATGTGCCATTACTGACATATACCTGTGCATGCTCTAGCGTATAGTCATCCTGATACTCAAGTGCGACTTCAATAAAATAGGCAACCTGCTGCCACACTTGATTCACATAATTAATGTCTATGTGCTGGATTCTCATGCAGGTAAATGTTTATCCGCTTTAGTGTTCGCTGCAACCTTACCTTTGCCAACCGTCTTACGGCGTGCTTTCTGCACCCGATCCATCATGGCGTATAGCTTACGAGCGCCCGCTTCAGTCGAGCCGTTGCCAATCTCAGACACGATACGCGCAGGGATTACAAACTCACCATCAGCAAGACGAGCAGGTTGGCGGTTGCCAATAACAGCAGGGATAGAATCAGAAACTCCATCACCGGGTCCTTTCAATAGACGACCACCATCAGAGTAATCACCCAAGTGCGAAACACCGCCACCCGCTGCATACCCACTCATTTCCGCCAGCCTACGATTCATCATTGGGTAGAACTCAGTCAAACCAAGACGCTCTTCAGGTGATTGATATGCAGGGATATTAATCGGAGCTGCTTGTGCTCGTGGCGTAAGTGCGGCAATACCGGGACCCCCAACGGGCGGGGCAATCCCACCAGCAGTTTTAGGCCCTGTGTACAGTGCAGATAAATTTTTGTTTGTGGTATCTGCGTAACGCGGCGCACTTAATTGCGTCATCGTAAATGTTTTTGGGTCATACGAATACTTGTATTCGCCCGTTGTTTTCGGCTCTTTCGTATCGCCACCCGAAGCAAATTTTTGCTCGCCGGTATATGCACCTACTGCTGGCCCCCCACTTGGCGAAATAACATTAACCGCTTCTGGGCGTTGTACTAGTGGGTTGCTATACAGCGGCGTCTGTAGTTGCGCTTGTGGGTACATCATGTTGCCGCCCACAGCGTTCATTGCAGACATAGTTTCAACTGGACCACCAACTGCCAACCCCATAAGCCCGCCTTCTGCTGCTTTGACTGGCTCTTGCGCGGTAAACGTCGGATTAAAATACAACTGCTCTCGTGAGTCTGTTAACGGGCTTGTTTCATAAGCCGCCATGTTGGGGTTGTAGTCAAACTCATACGGGCGGATCATGCCTTCATCAACTACAGGCTGCTTTGGTTTTGGCTGTAGCGCGTTGTACGCCATGTATGCCGCCCCTGCTGACGCGTAGGGATGTTTTTCTACATACTCCGCCGCGCCTTTCAGGCTAGGATTCTTCATCAAGTTCATGAAGTTTGTAGCAAAACCCGCATCCGCTTGGAGTGCTGAAAGTGGTTGAGATGGGGCAGGTAGAACTCGTGGTACTTCTTTGCTTACTTGAATAGCATCCAGAACAGATTTATTTGTCGCCTCTGTAAACGGCGATGTCAGCGTTGTCGTTGGTGCTGTTGGAGGCGTAAGAGTCTTAGGAGCGTTGCCGACTAAGCCTTTAGTGTAGTCAAAACCAACATTCTTAACAGCCGTGCTTGCTCCGGGGGTGGTTGTATAGGTCTTGACAAAATTTGGTGCCAGATTTCCCGCTTGTGTACCAAGGTTACCCATTCCTGTCGCTTGATTAATAGCGCTAAACGGGTTTGCCAATGTTCCGCTTTTGAGCAATGAACCCGCAGGCATTTGCAATGAAGCAAGTCCTGTTGGGGTAAGCGCCCCGCCCAAGCCGCCACCAGTAAGTAGCGACCCGCCCCCACCGGTCAATGACGCGAACTTAGGCAGAAGCGCACCAGCACCGGCTTTAAGACCCATACCACCAAGCCCCGCTAGACCTGCGCCGCCTGCGGAAACAGCCCCCGGAAGAGTAGCTCCAAGAGTAGGAGCCAACAAACCAGCACTAGCTTTAAGACCGACACCAGCGCCCAGAGCGGACCCCATAGTAAGTCCGGTACCGAGAGCAGTGCTTGCGGCACCGGCGGCGGCACCTTTAGCAGCAAGTGGGGCTAAAAAGGCCATGATTTCACCTCAATGTCAATTGCAAGAAGTTTAGCACTTCAGCACGTTAATTACCCAACTTTCCAATCGGTTCCGTCAGAATAGACAGGCACTTTGCCACTACCGCCACCAGCCACCGTGGTTCCAAATGTAGATACCGACGAGTCGATAACAAACGCTCTTGCTCCTGCACCAAGAGTACCTGCTCCGGGTAGTGTTGCTACTTCGTAAACACCACTCAGGCAAAACTGCGCCGAGATGTTGTCAATCGTGCCAAAGTACTGGCGTAGGATGTTGTTGATGGTGTCGTGGTACGCACGGTCATACTGCACGGGCGCAAAGGGCAGTGGCGGTGTTCTGGTAAGCGCAATTGTTTTGGTCCGCACCGTCATTTTTACTACCTCCTACCATCAGGTCGTACATCAATTCTTGGGACACCAAGTTGCCATTGAGTGCCGAGCGTGTCCGAACTAACTCGGAAAGCCAACTGTCTACCACGTGCCCGTGTGTACACAATCTCAGTAAACTCCTGCACGTTATAGGTCTGCTGCCCGGCATAACTTTGCGTGGACTGCACCGTATCTGGATATGCCGTGCTGTAACCAGAGCCGGGGTTTTGGCGTGGGCGCATGGTAAACGTAACGAACGGGGTCTCTTGGGTCAAACCAGAAGTGTTCGACCCATCAAACGTAATATCTGGCAACATCCGCCAAACAAATCCATAGTTATGCCCGTCGTTAATATCAAAGTCAGATGACTGCACATACGAATTGATTGGGCTTGGTGGGTTAGTTGAGCCGTCGTCAACTGCTGCTTCGTGATACACAAGAAGGTTGTTGCCCGTTGCAGCTATAGGGAACTGTCGAAGCGGAGAATCCAACCAAGCCGTGCGATCTAGTGTGCCGTAGTACCACACGCGGTCGAGGTAGTTAAAGATGACGTATCGGTCAATGGTGTTGGAGTTAGCCGAACAATAGAACCACCAGACCTCCGAATACCCTTCATTGGTGCCAGCGTAGATTTGGGCAAATTGCTGTCTATTTATATTCGAGTAAATGTACGTACGCACCGAACACGGCAGCGTCTCGACTCGACCCGAGTAAGAATAGAATTTATCCACGCCCATCCAATACACAACACCGGATGCAGTTGCCATTGCATTTGGTGAAGTGATAGATATGTTGTCGGCTAGTAGCGTGATCTGCCAAACCAACGGTGGGCCAATATACTGCATGGCGTAGATGGCTGCGTCTGTCCAAACATTAATTTCTTGTCGGGTCTGCAACGCAGCAACAATCTGTGAGCCATGTGACAACCGCGCATCTCCTGCTTGGTTGGTAGGCAGTGGCTCCCAATCCGTATAGCTTTCTTGCGCAGACCAACGAATCTGCATTGGATCAAGGGTGTTTGACGCGTAGGTGCCAGTTGGGTCATTACAACCAAAACAAATGACAATACGTGATTGATCCGATACTAAGATTTCATTGCTAAGCGTGGGCGTATACGTGCCCGTAACTTGTACACCCCTTACAGTAAATGCAGGTGTTGGTGCAGCGCCGGGTTGCCACAGATATAACGGGCCGCCACGCGGGTTAAATAGTAACTCTTCACCAAAGTTAGCTTGGCTCCACAAACGCAATGGCAACGTAACACCAGCAGAAGAGGCAATCCCCCAACCGGAAAACGAAGTTGCTTGATAAGCAAGCGTGCCTGAAGTATGTGAAGCCGCAGTGGTTCCGCTTACGCCACGTACACACCCGGTAAAGTCAGTCGATGTTTTACCAGAATATGTTATGAGTTCATTGTCAATTAACAGCGTACCTGTCGTAGTAAATGCAGTAGTGCTATTGACAGTTATTGTAGTTACTACGTTGTTAATTGTTCCGTTAAGCGCATCAGCGGCAACAGAAAAGTTAAAGCCGCCAAAAGAACTTGTGCCAAAACCCAAACCATCAACACTAACCGCAGAACCACTATTAATTTGATAGGCAGCAACAACACTTGCCCCGCCGTTACCTACGTCTGAAGCATTTGCGTTTACTGTAGTTGCTATGGTGTAGACGGACGAAGAGATAACAGAAACGATCTGATACTCTTTATTGAGAACTGCGGCGGTTATATTCCCGCCAAGAGATACGGCACCTGAAAAAGTAACAAAGCTGTCTTCCGACAAACCAGACGCTGTGCCATCAGTAACTGTGAGGATGTTAGAGCCTGCGGTAGCGGCAAACGTCGCCGTACCAGAAGTTGTATTTTTTATCGGCGTGATATCGTAATAGGTGCCACCACTTTCAATGTAGAACTTTAGGTTGGTACCAACACCTAATAGATTAGCGCCTTTTAATGTGATCCAGTTCCATAACGAACGGCACACACCAAGAAATGTATTGTACGAATCAGCAGCCCACCCTCCAAGTTTTTCGGGGTAGCCAGAACGCCAACGAACCTTGTCGCAATCAAACCAACCGCCTTCGTTAGAAAGCGTCGTGCCTTCGCGGTTGACCCCCGCCCTAAACTGTAGTTTCTGTAGAGGCACTTAGTTCACCTTTTGCCTGACGGTGTTGTATTGCTTGACGCATTGGTCGAGGGCTGCTTGGAGTCTGGCGGCGTCGGCAGCGTACCCTGCAAGAAACTCTCCATCTCCCTTTGCCAGTTCCGCACCGGAGGCTCCACTGCAAGATCGGGCAGCGCCGGGGCCGTTACCGCTTTGGGTGGGGCGCTCCTGCCTGTCGCGCAAGCTGTTAGTAAGAGCGGTAGCGCGAGCATTAATATTCCTGATCTCAGCATCTTTGTCTCTCCGTAGCTTGTCTGCCGCCTGTTGCATTTCTTGCTCACGTTGCCGGGCTTCTTCCTGCGCCTTGGCATAGGCGGCGTACTGCTCTGCCTTCTCTTTATCCCACGCCTGCTGCACCTCGGCTCTGCCCGCAGAATTGCCTTTATAATACCCGCCCCCAGCCGCACCGGCAATCGCCAGTACAAGCGTCAACAGCACCCACGGGTTGAAGAACGCCGTCACTTAGTAGGCACCTTGGTAGCGTCGAGCTTCTTGTGGACTCGGACTTCTTTGCAGACCTGCACTTCCTTACCCTTCTTGTCCTTCTGGGAGTTGCAGACCTTTTTAGTCTCGGCAGCGTGAATCTGGAAGGCCAAGACGACACTTAGTAAAACAGTAAGAGCCATACGAGCGTAGATAAACATTACGAAATCTCCGGATGAGGTGGTTGTACGGGTGCTGGTTTGCCGCCGTAACCTGTAGCTACAGCAGATGAACTTATAGGGTCAATGGTTGGCTCCATGCGGACAGGTGCATGGGTTGGTGCTGTGGCTTTGGGCGCTGGTGGTGTCGGCTTATCGTCCCGCTCTTCCTTGGTAGACAGACCCGGTGGCACGAACTGCTGAAGCGCGTCCTTGCCTTTAACCGCGAGCAGGGTTGCCAAAGACCCCAAAATATATTTAGACATGTCCGACAGGATTAGGAAGAACTGCTTGTCCGCCGGGGCCATCCCGCTCATCGGCTGCTCGACGAATACGACTGAGTACAAGCTCACGCCCACCATGATGATGACAACGCAGCAGAACGTAACAGCGATAAAGAACTTAATTACTGCATCGTGTTGTTCCTGTGTCAGTGCAAGGAACTGGCTTACTAGCTTTAGCGGGTTCATTGGGTTCCTCTTTCATCATTTCCGGTTTCAACAACTGATCCGGGCAGGTTCCTGTTACAGCACATTGTGGGCGTTGACAGCGCGGTTTGTCCCAGTTTTCGGGGTTCTGACAAAAGTACCGAATCCGTTCACAGCCACTAAGCCAAACGACTGCCAGTATCAAGCATAGCCAACGCAATTTCATAGTGATGCTCCCTATCTGCCAATCCAATATAGCCGCCGTTAATTGCACGGGTTAAGCCCTTGAAGTCGTTGCTATCGACAAACCGGTTTAACTTGTTCGTCTCCCAGAACCAACACGCACTCTGCGCTGCACCCTCGAAGGTCTCCAAGTATTCCGATGCTTGCTCTGGTGTCAGGTCAAGTGAAGCACCGAACCAAAAATAGTTGTCCTTGCCAGTGAGCTGGAGGATGCCGCGTCCACGAAATTTGAAGCCCTCAAGGCTTGCTTCGTCCCCATTACCCATCCGGCTTGCGTATACACGGCTGGCTATCTTCTTAGGGTTGCGCTCGTACTGCTTGGCGAGGTCAAGGGTGGGGAAGTACTTCGGGAAGACGCGCATGAGTCCTGACGCGTTGTAGTTCAGGTTCTCGGTGACAAACACAAAGCCACCCGACTCGTGACCACACTGCGCTAGAAACGCCGCAACGCGCTTCGGGGTATTGATCTGATATTCATCGAGGAGAGACTTGCCGCCAAATTCTGTCTGCGGGCCAAACAGCGTGTCGTACCACTGCTGTGCATACTTGGTATGAGGGGCGAACTTTTTGAACTGTGCCAACGTGATCATTTGTCGTACATCCTCTCAATCTGTATCTCTTTACGCAACTCCCGCATCTTCCTAACCTCATGCACCGCCGCTTGGGTCGCAAAGTACATGTCGTAGTACATAAAGGCTAAGATTGGCATTACGATAAAGAACATCAGCACCACGGTCAGCACTACAACAATCAATGACCAAGGGACATCCTCTGCATCGCGCTTCTCGTTGTTAGCCACATTATTCCCACCGCCCATATAACTACGAACACCACTGCCGAAACCCACGCCGCCTTTGACTTGATTTCCGCTATTCTTTTTCTGCGTCGCCATGATGCTATCTGAGCCAGTCTAAGTTCCTCTGCGTGGGCTACCTCCTGTTCGGCAACAATCTTCTGCCGCATCTCATCAAACTTACCCCACAGCGCACCCAATTCTGGCGGGGCTTTATACACCATCGTTTCTCTGACCTCTGCCCATATAGCATCCAGCCTTGAGTTGATCAGTATCCGCCGCAACGCCCGCTTACCTATACTCTCTTCGCCCTTGTAGACTTGCTTGGCTTCGATCTGCTCCTTTAAGAACAACTTGCTGATCTCATCATGCGCATCCATCAACACACCTAACTGATTGCCGATGTCGGTGAATACGTCGTTCGGGTCAGCTTTTGCAATTTCCTGCACCCGTTGCACTTCGGCGTTGTACTGCTGTTTCTGTACAGGTGTCGGGTCTACTATCTTGTTGTACTGTTCTTTTAAATCCTTCAGTACATCGCTGACATCACCCGCTGCGCCTTTGATGTCTTTGTAGAGCTTGCAGCCAGCCTTGACCGCAGCAACAGCAGCATTGGCAGCGGCGAGTAGGGTTAGTGGGTCAATTTGTTACCTCTATTTAATGATACTTACAACTTAGCCACAAAAATCTATCCAACCCGTAATAATGTATTTAATATTAGATATTGGTGGGTTACCTCGGTGTGTATGCGTAAAGCCCCCCGGAAATATAACCATAGTTCCTTTTTTAGCAGGTACTCGTTTTGGGTAATACAAAAACTCTGTCTCTCCACCTTCTAACACGTCATTCAAATAGCACGTAAAAGTTAAAATACGTGATGAAGTAATTTTATCCGACTGCTCAGCATGCCATACATGGAACCCACCACCTATTTGCGTGCGCTGTAATTTAAATTCATAAATTTTATGAGGAGCTACCGTATTTAATGTGTGATACTCATCCGCATATTGTTTATAAGCAACTGACCAAAGCGCGTCTGAAAAAGACTGTATCTGGGGGTAATTAATTAAATCAATAACGCTAGTTGCAAATAAACTATCGTCATGTTTATTTAATTTACTAACTTTGTCATGTTGCTGTCTGCTAACGGTAAATCCTAATTTGTCACACTTTTCAAAAAAAGCTATTAACTCATCACAAGCTGAGTCAGAAATTACATTTTCATAAATACCAATAAAATTATTAGTCATAAAGTCTTTTGTGTTTAGTTAGTGCTAGTGAGTTAACACGCTATTTTTGTATGTTGACAATCCTACTGTTGTCTTCCAATGCAACAAACTCATGCGACTGATTAGACGGAAAATCAATTACTGCACCTGCGCTATATTCTGCTTCCCACTCGTTACCATGCGCTCTGATCTTTCCACGCGCTACAATCGTTATATGTGCGTCGCGTTCAGTATGCGTGTGCATCGGTAATACATCACCGGCTTTCTCGAACGTATAGACAATCCCAGAAAGCCTACCAGCAATAATCGAATTACTCAGCAATGACATTAGGTTGACCGCCTATAACTCTTGCTCTTGCCGCCGCCATTTCTGCGGCTACTCGTTCTTTTTCTGCTTGCCAAACTGTTATAGCTTGTTGATAAGGCGTAAAGTCTGTTATTTCTTGGTTTGACACCATATCTCCAGTTACAAGGTCTTTATACTCGACTACGCCGCGTGTGTCGTACCATTGAACAGCATGAATAGCCGGGTCCATAAAAGACAGATTAAGACCACCATACCCTTCCCCGTCTACAGCTACAGACGCATCATCAGTAAGAATAATAGTTACTCTCATTTTTTAGCTCCTATAAGAACTTGTTGAGCAGGGGTAACACCTGCGGCAGCAAGCAGCACTTGTTGCCCTACCTCGTTAGCTTTCACCATTTCATTTCTAAACGACTCGACAGCCGCACCCGTTTGTCGTTGTTGCTGGCTGTTCTCTAGCATAAGAATTGGAAGCCACGAAATAGCGCAACCCCAATGGTCAATTTCTTCACCTGAGTTTGGGTTATTGCCGCGAATTTGAATAAACCAAGAACAGTCAAGCTCTTTGCATGGGGCAAAGCTATTTAACGGGCAATTATTTTTAGGTTCTAGTTTCATAATTAATCTTTGCTCGCAATGATGAGGTCTACGTACTGCACAGCAAGGTTGATTGCGTTGCCAGAGAAAGATGCACTTGTAACACTCGGCGCACCGGAAATAGTTGGTGATCCTGTTAATGAGTGGTTGTGTGCGGTACCCGAAAAAGTAGGTGCCGTGAACCCGTGGTTGTGTGCCCCGCCACCACCTGTAGCACCGGTGCTAAGTCCGGTAGGCTGTCCGGAAGTAGTGCTTACTGCGCCAACATTTTGGTTTTCACAAGTAAAAGTGGGGATTGGATGCGTATGGCTTGGAATCTGTGAAGTAGCCAATGTTGTGTTACCCACCGAGCCGCCAGACAACGTACCAGTAGCGGTTGCGTTTGCAACAGCCAAGGTACCAATACCGACACCTAACGTACCAGCACTAACAGATACCGAAACAGTACCTGCTGGCGTCTGGCTTGCAAATGCTGTAGTGAAACCTACTGAACCGCCAGAACTGGCTGAGCCGCTAACAACACGAAGCGCCTTGTTATCGTGTGTTGTTTGTTTTGTCCATCCAGTTGGGGCCGAGGTCTGCTGGAACAACATAAGCGTACCTGAGCCGAACGGCTGTACATTAATAGTCTGAAACGACGGTAGTGCGCCAGCACCGTTTGATGTTAGTACTTGCCCCGACGAACCAACCCCTGCAACAGATTGAAAAGCCCCAGTTGATGTAGTCCCGCCACAAAGCAGTGCGTATGCAGTAGCTGAAGAAATTCCAGTGCCACCATCAGCAACCGCTAAGTCTGTCGCCAAAGTTAAGCTGGACAAATGATCAACAGCAAACACTACATTGGTCGCGTCCGAAAACACCAGCGTTTCTCTGCCTGCCGGAATGGCTACCCCTGTACCTGCTGCCGTTGTATTACCAATAACGGTGGAACAAAAAATCGTCGCCTGATACGCACTTGAGTTACGGATAATGTAAACCTTCTCCGCCGGAGGTATGTAGACGTTGAAGTTTGCGCTGGTCGTGGTCGTTAGGTTAACCACCATGTTGCGAGACTGATCAGCAGAACCGTTGTTTGCCGTTAGTGCTTGGTCGGCTGATGTGATACTGACTGATACGTAACCAGCGACAGCATCTTCAATCAGCGTACCAAGGTTGGTGTTGGTGGTAGTACCCCACGTACCGGCCTGCTCACCGGTAGCGATTAGCTCAATCCGAAGATTGGGAGAGTATGTAGAAGGCATGATATTTCCTTACGACATCAAATGGTGTCAATCAAAGTCCAACTCGGTGTTTGATCATCTTCTATTACTTCCCACAACAATCTGCGAGAAGGTATATCTGTTGCAGTTACGGTTTCAAGAAGCGATGCAACAAACCGCGCCCCTGCACTAGTTGCGTCAACCGCCGCTGCCGTTTCACTGCAAGTCGAATTAAATTCCGCCAAAGAGCTTACAGAGTCAGCGCCGCTTACCACCTCGTTTATAAACACCCCAAAGGCAACTAAAGCACTACTGCTATCTTGGCCGGAAGCTGTCTCATCAACGGCAGCGCCAAACACGGGGGTACCCGCTACTACGTCAGAACCTGATGATGTCTCATCAACATCTCTAGAGTATACAAAACCCGCTTCAACTACGTCATTAATAGAGGCAGTTTCAGTAATGTTTGCGGTTAAATTGCCCTGAGCTACTACAGTATCTCCCGCAACTACGGTTTCATTTATAGCTACTGCATACTCAAGCAGTGCGCTTGTTGTTTCAGCCCCCGATGCGCTTTCGCTGATAGATCGGAAATAAAGAACAGTCGCACCTGTAATTTCGCCAGAAATAGCCGCAGTTTCAGAAACCGAACTATTAAACACAATGCTACTACTGATACTGTCTTGTGCAGTTGCCGTTTCAGAAACCGCAATATTAAGCACGGCTGCTGAGACCATTTGTTCAGAGCCAGTACACGTTTCACTTACAACAGCACCAAAAGTTGCCTGCGCCGAAGCCGATTCACTTGCTGTGCAGGACTCTGATATATCCCGCAAAAATACAAACGCTGAATTTACGCTGTCGGAACCTGTGGCCGTTTCGGAAACTACTGTACCAAATTCAACAGTAGCCGCTGTGGCGTCACTAACTGATGCAGTCTCTGATATTGCCGTAGTAAACGATGCCGCCCCAACAGCGGAGTCTGACACAGACGTGGTCTCAGACACGGCGTTGTCGTAAACCGACATGCCCCATCCGGACTCGCCCCATGTGCCAGAACTCCAACCAGCCATAAATTACCCCGCAGTTAGTTCGGTTTCTACGAACCAGCGTTGTTGCATTACGCCATTTATATCTTGCCAATTAATCAGATACGAAACGCTACCGTCTTCATCCATACGCATTGCAGCAACAGGACCTTCTGGAACAACTGCGTTAACGCGTACAACGTCACCTTTTTTGAACATAGCCATGAGAATCTCCTTATGCTGCGTCAAGATTGAATGTATACGTGACGTTCAGAACGTCACCATTAACTACAGAGCGATCACCCGGCGATTGAAAATCTGAAGCGGAGAACAAAATACCCGATGTGCCTGTATCCACATTAGTAAGGAACGCGCCACCGATTGTGGTTGTACCGTTCATTGTGAACTGCGCGGGTGAGGCACTGTTGCTAATTACCGATGGGTCAGCAGTTGTAGCAGCGCCGAATGTCGCGGTCTTACGATTACCCGCGTAAGCGGTATCTTCAGTCCAACCTGCGTGGGACGCCAAAGTATCTCCAGCAGCAAACGTCGTGCCTGATGCAGGGCCTTGAACAAGCCCAATGTACCAAGCAGCGGTGTAAGTAGAGCCGCTGAAGTACTTATCGTTCATGTCTTTCAGACCTTGGTTAACCACAAGATTATGGTTACGCTCTTCCCATTTAAGATTGCCATCTTTATCGTGGCAAGTAACGGTGAAAACACCACCAGCAAGCATTTGCTCCATGCTAGTAATTTTCTTTTCGACAGCAGCAGCCACGGTATCGACTGTCTTGGATATTTCAATATTCATGATTACTACTCCTTATGGAAAACGAATTAAAGCCGTCGTAGCCGTATTTGCTGGCATTGTGACGGTGTTGTTGGCTGAAGTAAACGTCTTATCTGAACCAAAATCCAGCACGGCTACGGTTTTGTTGCTACGAGTTACGTTATAGATCAAAGCCCCACGAGCCACAAAGTTTGCACCGGGCCACGACACGTTGTTAAAGTCTACGTACACCGTACCGGCATCAGGGCCTGTGGTTTGTGTACTGATTGTTGCACCCGTTACTGCCACACCCCCTGCCGCGTAGCCTGTACCGGTCACTTCATTAGATGTGGTGTACACCGTTGTCTCTGGGCCAATATCAGAAAACGCCGTATACAACGCCATCTTCAACGTGTCGGTCGCCAAGTTCTGCCCCGCTTGGAGCATCTCTTGTTTAAAGCTATTTGTCAGACCTTGCTGGATCATGGGTTGACCTTAATCTTTGCCTGACCGTCGCGATACGCATCACCACGCTCCAGACCTGTACCCAGACGGTTGAGCTGTCCAAGCGCCTCGTCGTACTTGGCTTTATAAACAGCCATCATGTCTGTTTCGCCTTTCAAGAAGATATAGGCTTCAAGCATCGTACCGTACAGCAGTACCGGCGAGTAGCTATCACCCAACCATGTGCGTCCGTCACCGGCTACCGTAATTGACTCAGGGTAGTAGTAATAGTGCAACTCGACGTTATAAATAGCATCAGGGGTCGGGGCAAGAATAAAACTCAACTCATCCGTAATGGTGCTTGAAACAACGGTTGGGCCAAACAGTGCGTAGTACTTAGGAATGCCCGAGGTGCTTGGGTTTGGGTATGACGCCCGCAAGAAGTTGACATCCTTGTTCAGTAGGTACTCGTAGTTGCCGCTACCGTCAATCACCGCCATCGAGAAGACCGATAAGAAATCAGACGGGCACGATAAGTACTGATTACCGCCGGTCGTTACGCCCGTGACGTTTTTGCGGAGTGCAGGAATCTGCACCGTGTTATAGATGCGCTCTTCGGCCTGCTGGATAAACAGGTTAATCTGATCTGTACCATCAGACGAAACAACACCCGTCCCTGCTACGTTCGTCCACGTGTTCGTGGGGAAGTCGTTTTGCAGGTAATCTTTGACCGCAAGGAACAGCTCGTTATACGTCACGGTTCACCTCAACCCATTGGGCCTCGTGCCATCAAACCTTTGGTCGCAGCGCCTGTGCCACGAATCTTGATGCCGGTAGTCTTAGGCTCTTTGTAATTGCCCTTGCTGACAACGCCACCACCGATGTTCATCTCGTTCATGTACTGAGCGCCCGACTTCTCTGGCACCTTTGCTGTTACTTTTTTAGCGTCCATAGTATGTGGCTCCGCATAAACAGCAGCTTGACCTACTTCTTTGCCCATCATCTTTTTGCTGTACCCCATATCAGCCTCCGCGCTTGTAGGTGAATGAAGACTTTTTCTGATTGGCAACTTTAGCCAAACCACGTCCAAGCTGTTTCATTTGAAGGTTGGTTTTGCCCCCTTTAGCCATCTTGTGCATACGCTGCTCATGGCCTTTGACCGCTTTCTTGGCGACCTTTTCCATCATTGGCTTGTCTTTTTTAATGTCTGAGTGTTTCATGTCAACTCCTACGAGATTGTCACGGTGCCTATCGCAGCCGTTGACGTTAAATTATTCGGCGTCAGCCCTACATCATTACCACTTGCTCCACCTACCGGAGCCCAGCCCCACTGGAATACCCTACTACCACCTTTTGGAAACCCGTCAGCGTCAATCGAAGTCCCCGGCGTTTCAGTTAATTGCAACCCGCTATAGCCTGACTGCCTGTAGCTTATGTCTGGTCTTGGCTCCCGAACCGCTTGTGGGTCATTGACCGGATATAAACCTAATGATAACTGCGGCTGATCCGGCTCCCAACAATTCTTGCAAACTTTGATCGACACCTGTTTGGTCTTGATCGTCAGCTTGCGCAGCTCTTTCAACTTGTACCGAAACCCGCATCGATCACACTCGGAAATACTGTGTTTGCCACTAGCGTACTTACTGGGCATACATCACCTATAGAAAGTAGTACGCGGCACGAATCGATCCGGCGCTTTTTCTCTATCCTCCGCAGATGCAAAATCCCAAGCCTCGTCATACATCGCCTTCAAGGCCACGATTCTGGTCGGGTCAACCTCCGGCTTCTTAACCGCAATCATGTACGCCAATCCTGCCACCAAGCAGTTCTGGAAGCGGAATGGAATATCGACCACGTTGGTGCCGTCCCCGGCATCGTAGATACGCTTCAACCGCCAGTAATAGAATATGTAGAACGGATTGCCTACTGCACCCTGATCCGGCGAAGGCCACACATTAATCTGTGGGTACTTCGGAATCGCTACGTTAGACCCAACTTGCTGCCCCGACTGGCGGTTTACCCACACCTGAATCGGACGCCCCTGTGTCAACTTGTTTGGGATAGTCGCGTAGGTAGAGACGCTTATGCGGCTGATGTTGATGTCGGTTTGGTTAGAAATCTGTCCGGAATTAGTGCGAATAACATGTTCCAGAAGATCAACGGTATCACTAGGTAGATCATAAGTCACCTGTCCTTGCACTAATGGAATCTGTCCCTGCTCAATAGTCCACAGGTTAATGCCACGGTTTGCCCACTCGCCAATCAGGAAGTTCAAGCTTCTACGGGCCGTGCGGAAGTCATAGCCAGTACGCAACTCCAAACCGCAACGCTCAAACGCCTCTTCGAATATCTCGTTGAGGTCAGGGTTGAACGCTGTTGTGGTGGTTGTAAAAGCCATTATCTAAACCTCGCGGTCTTCTGGGCTATGCGTTTTGGTTGCGCGACGAACTGCTTGCCACTTTTCTTCCCCGTCCGCTTCGCCTTCGTCGTTGCTGCGTACTCCGCTGGACTTAACGCCTTGATTGCGTTTGTTGGCAGGTACCTTTCGCCAGTCTTGGACGACGGTTTTCCGCTCTTTGTCCGCCATTTTTGCTCCGTCCATGACTTCAGGCTTTGCTGCGGGGCTTTCATCTCATCATGCCTCGTGTCTTACCACGCTGCGCTATCCCATCTGCACGGGCTGATGCTGACTTTACAGCACCGCCCTTCTTCATACCATCAAGTTCAGACAACGCCTTATTCATACGCTCTCTCGCGGGCGGGCGTGGCTCGGCTCTGTCTTTCTTGAACTTGCCGTCGAGGTCTTTTAAACCTGCTTGGCTTTCCATCTTGTCAAACTCTTCTGGGCTAACGTCCTTGACCTCGCCCTTGGCGCGTTGCGCATCTATTTCTTTAACAAGTTTTCGCAGATCACCCACGGTAACCCCCACCCTTTTCCTTGTACTTCTTCGCCAGCAACTGGGCCTTTCTTGCTGACCACTGACCTGCCGCCGTGCCTTGGGTTGCCTGAGACTTAATGCTCTCAAACAGCGACTTGCGCATACCCGGCTTGGTGTAGTTGCCAGCTTCATTCACGCGAGACTTTGTCTTGCCACCTTCCTTATAGACCTTCACAGGCTCGTTGCCGTCCCGTTTCTTGATCTTTCGGATTTTGGCTGGGTTAACTGCGCCCATCCCGCGTGAAGGCATCATATGATTCGCCCTTTAGTCTTGCCACGTATTGCACAACCGTCGGCACGGGAGGAAGCAGACCCACCAGAAGCCATTTTCTTCACGGGTTTAGGCATCGGCATTGGCTTGGCACCTTTTACCGAACCCATATCTGGGTCTACCGGTGGAGTGCCTGTTTCAGCCGTAAAAATTTCTGCTTCCCCCGTATCGCCTTTTGGGCGACGGTTATCCTGCTTAGCCATTAGCAGATCCTTCCCTTGGTCTTGCCGCGCTGTGCGATACCGTCAGCACGAGAAGAAGCGGACTTAACTGCACCGCCTTTAGCCATCTTTCTAAATTCCTTACCAGAGCCAAGACGTTCTGTAGCCATATCAACAACACTTCGGCGCTCTGGTATCCCTGCTTTAGCACGCTCAACGGCTAAGTCCATACTACGTTTGTTACGTGTCGCAGTAATTGCCTTATCGTCCGTGTATTTTTCCAATGGAGATGTACCAGAGCCTTCCATGCCAGCACGCCCACGACTCATTACACTAGAGGCGCTCTCCATATTGGCGTCTACAGGGAATGACTGCGATGCAGAAGGCGCGGACTTTTTCTCGCCTTTCATCTCCGTGGTGTACTTTTGACCGTTCCACTCGAAGGTTTTTTTACCGCCTTTACGCGCTTCAGCAAAAGCTTCTTTAAAAGTAGTGCCTTCGTCGTCGTAATAAAGTTTGTCAGCCATGATGGTCTCCTATTAGCAATACTTCTTAGCTTTACCACCGCCAGCCATCTTGACCATAGTGCCCTTAGTATTGCCC